TTTATCAGCCGATTTTCGAAATCAACGCTGGACCATTTTAGGGCTATAAGCTCCTGCTTTCTTAAGCCGGCCATGATTAAGATCGATGCAACGAGCAGGTGATTTTCGTTAATTGATTTTGCGGTCCTTATAAACTCCAGGCAATCCTCTGAGGTCTCTAAAAAGGACGGGGTGTATTCAGCTACCCTCTTGCCCTTAAATCGAATCCCTGACACCGGGTTAGAGCCTACAAGGGGTATGCTTCTATTAAGGGCGTCGTTGAACATAATTGAAAGCAAAGCCCTTACCCTGTTCCTTGTTTGCGGTGATAGGCCGTTCTTTTCAGTTAAGTCTAAAAGTAAAGCCCTGACGTGATTGGCTTTAATCATAGCCATTTTAAAATTGCCCAAGACAGGTCGGACGTAATCATTAAACCTTTGCTGGTCGGGTTTGTGAGTTGCTGGTCTGTGTGACCTCTGACGTTGTGGGAACCACTCGTTGTCGAAATAGCTCTCAAGGGTCTCGCTTGTGTTCACGAAACCATTGAGGCCAGCCTCTTTGTCGGCCGACATTTTGTGATACCATCTGTCGGCCAAGGCTTTTGTTCTAAACCTCTTCACTATTTGCCGTCCGTTTATTCGGATAGTTTTTCTGAAGAGTTTTTTTTGCATTTTATGAACTCATTTTTAGGTTCAAATATTGATTCAACATTTCACGAGTCGAAGCGCGAAGTCGTGCCGTAACCGTAAATGACCGCAATTCGCCAGATTGCCAAAGGCGCTCAATCGTCTTCGTTGAGCACTTAAGCTCTTTGGCCAGGTCTTCTTTTTTTAAAATCTCAGGCGTGTTTGTCATCGTGACAACTTTTTGCTTTTTCATTTTTTGTCCTCTCTAAAAAATAATGTCGCCATCTTCGTAGTTGAAAAAAGGATCACTTGAAGAGTTTGATTGGTCTTGATTTTCGCGTTTTACTTTTTCATCAACGTACATAAAGTGAGTTGGGCTCTTTTCGTTTTTCGGGTTCTTATTTTTAAAGACCTTAATCGCTAGTCCGTTTAAGCTACCTGTAAAATAGCTGTTGCCGTTTTTGTCTTTACGTTCCCAAAGGCTCGATAAAAGTAATTGTTTACTGTTTTGTTGATTCATAGAGATACGCTCGTTTCTTGATAAATTTTAACTCCAGGTATTTCTCTAACACCTGCTTTAATGGCTTCACGGATTGCTTTTTCGTTTACGACTAAGAACTCTCTTGGCACCTTAGCGTTCTCAGTGATTTCAAATGTCCAAACTTTTCTGGTGCCAGCCACTTTCATCGAGGCAATTTCTTTTTCTTGCGCCTTAGCCTGTAATGCAATTTCGTTTTTAACACGCTCGGCTTCAGCTTGAGCAACGATCTCGGCGCGAGTCGCGTCAGCATCACTCATAAATAGCGCCAGTGTTTCGGCTTCAGCTTTTTGTTCCTCTAGCTTTTTAGCTGCCTCGGCTTCGGCTTTGGCTCTTTCTTCTGCAAGTCTTCTCATTTCGATTTCGCGCGCCTTAGCCAGTTCAATTTCAAAGCTGCGCATTTGCTTTTTAATGTGTGCTTCAGCTGCGTCTAAAGGCTCGCTGATTTGTTTTGCGTACGCATTTATCGTTTTCACATATTCATTGTACGGCTTAACAAGTTCTGTTCTTTTCTCTTCAACCTTTTTAGACCACTGCTTAACTTGCTTTCCGATCTCAACCGCAGACTTTAAGCTGTCTTGGTCTTTGATAATAACATCTAGGCATGGCTTTACGAACAGAGTGATATCAGCCTTTAACTGATCAAACTGTGTGAGTGATTTATTTTGTTCCATTTGCTTTTTCGCTTTCTAGCTTATCAACTAAGCTCATCATTTCTTCAGTTGTTAGTTCGTTCGGCTTTTTACTGAACCAAGTATCAACCGCGCTCAATAAAACTTTACCAGTCCACTTTAAATCTTTTTGAAGCGTAGCAATTTTCTTCCCTAGGTCTTCGCGTGATGGCTCTTGAGATATTACCTCTGGCTCACCTTTAATTTCAGCTTCAACGATTTCTTCCTGCTTCTGTTCGCTCTGGCGTCTATCCAATATGTCGGCGTTCATTGCTTTTGCTTCTTCAGGTGTTTGTGGTGCGAAATTCTTAATTGATTTTGGCTGTGCAATTGCTTCGGTTACTTCAGCGTTGACTGACCGTGGCGCCAAAGGGGTGACGTCTTTAATGTCTTCTAATTCGTCGGCTGTGTAATCAATCCCCATTAAAACTTCTGGGAAAATTGCACGCTTCATTTCTGTAATACAGCGCCAGAACATCATCGTGCCCGGTTGTTTTTTCCAGTTATCTTTATTTAACAGCTCCATTTTTCTGGCGCGGTCTAAGTTCCATTCAAACGTTGCAAGCTTATCAACTCCAGGGCGTGCAGCTTTTAGAATGCATTTAGTTTCTGATCGCTCTTCAATAATAATTGTGGCCTTCGGGTGAGCCTTATAAATTGAGGCCAACATAATTTCTGCTGACATTGCTGGTTTACCTTGAATCACGTTGATGTGACTAAAAGCTACCATTGGCGGCAAGCCTAGTTCGAAGCCCTTAAGAGCAATAATCATTGCAGCCTCTGGTGTTCTAATTGCACTTGGCAATAGACCCGATTTGATTGCCATCTGCGCAATTTCTTTCATTTGTGAAAACTGCGATTCGCTAGGCAAAAGTGCTAGTTCGTTCATTCTTTTTTCCCCCTTCAAATTTCGATAGGTTGTTGATTGAGCTTGTACCCGGTCCATGCCTTGTCTCTTTGCTCGTTAAATTTTTGTAGCTGATCTAGTACGTCGCGAATCTCAGTGCTCGCTTTAATTAAAGAGCGCTGAGAAACTGGCAACACATTCACGTCATAAGGCTCTTGTTTTTCACAAGCGATTAATCTGAAGTCTGTAAGCGTTTGTCCTAAGACTTCGCTGCCAACCTCGAGATAAAAGGCAGCCGATATTCTATAGAGCCATTTTTTAGCGTCATAAGTAAAAGAGCCTTCGCTGGCATCCTCACAAGTTTTAAAATCACCAACGACAATTCTACTCTCAAGCTGATTCCATAAGTCCCAGCGACATTTTTTAAGAATACCAGTGCGTGAATCACGAGAAAAAAATGATGTCTCAAATCGCGCACCGTTCATAAGAATAGAGGCCTCTGGGTGCTCGGAGAGTTTCGTTTGCATTTTAGTTAGTAACGTAAGTTCTGAGTCGCTTACTGCAATCTTGCCCTCGGGTGCTTTTGTTCTGTGATTTGGGACAATGACATACTCTTCTTTAAATATATGTGGCTCGCTGACAAAACAGTGATAGGCGTTGCCAAAGCGAGTTGCGTTGTTGCCAGTGAATTTCTCAGTTTTCCATCTACGAATTGAGTTCTTGTGAATCGCCTTAATAGCGCTCGAAGAAATACCTGGACATAATGGGTGGTGATAAACCTGGATCGGTATATCGGTGAAAGAAGCAGAATCCAAAGTGCCTGCTACTTCCATTGAGCGTAATGTTTCTAAAATATCTAAGTGCTCTTTTTTCAAGCTAGCCTCTTGCCGATTTTTTGCTATAAGCTCTTTTTGTCCCTTGATTGGGCTTTATGTACTGTAAAGTACTATCTTGTACTCTTTTGTACGCTGGTAGTAAATAGGTAATTTTTACAATGTCGAAGACGGTCAGTAAAATTAAACGCGCCATGATAGCTAAGGGCTTGAATCAAACAGACTTATCGAAATTGTCTGGCGTTAGACGCGCCACAATTAACGACCTGCTGGCTGGGCGTACAGAGCCAAGAACCGACACCCTTGGCCCTCTCTTTAAGGTTTTAGAAATTGATCTAGATGACTTTGAAGACGACAGTCTTAATCGTCTTATTAAACTAGCTGGCGAGCTAACATCTGAAGAGCGTGATACCGTTGCGCTTTCAATAGAAAGCCTTTTAAAGGCGCGTGAGAAGTCGTCGAATGTGCGATCGACGAAAAAATCAAGAGGCCGATAATTTTCTTCTTTAGTTTAAAGTCGACTCGCAAGAGGTTCTCGCTCTTTCGTTGTTGTAACTGCTGAGTGTTGTTTTGTTTTTCTATCTCTGAAACTATATCTTCTAAAATTGCGACGACATACCTAAGTCTTGACAGCTTTGTATGCACTACATCCTCCATCGTTGATCGTCTTTGGCGTGTAGCAAATAACATTCAAGTCTCTAGCTTGGTCTAGATAAAATGCTAAAATATTTTGTTTTCTAAATTATTTTGAGACTTAAATGTCACAAGACTTTTTCTAATAATCTTTTTTGAACAACTTGCCACTTATAGACCGTTTAATCTGATTGTACTGACTCGAAATTAAACCAAAGTTGTACGGTGTAACAAAACCGACTACAGCAATCATTTTGTATTCTTCGTTAAAACAAGGAACAGCTGAAGCCGTAAATCGAGTCGTGCCCTTTGGTGTTTTGTAGTTAGCAGACACTTCTAAGCTGTGCCCATTTTTGAAATGCACGTTATTGCGAATAGCAAAACGGAAAGCCTCTTTGTCTACAATTTCGCTGACATTCTTTCCGGATAAATAACTGCTTTTTAATCCAAACAAATAGTCATAGTTTTTCGACGCATCAAAAACAATGTTGTGACTTGTTCGAACTAGCGAGCCGTAGCCCTCACCCGTAATCAAAAGTTTCTCAAAATCTTTTTCGGCATTTGGAAGGATTAGCCTGTTCATCGTAACAAGGTCGTTAAATGAGACATCTAGAGCAATTGCTATTAAGCACAAAGTTTCTACCGTTGCGTTTGCCTTTTCACTTTCAATCCGGGCAAGAGCGCGTCTAGATATTTTGGCTTTAGTAGCTAGCTCATCTTGCGATAGCTTGGCGCGAGCCCTAAAGAACTTGATACTCTGTGCAATGGTGTGAGTCAGAAAGTCCATTTAGAACTGATAGACTTTTCTAAAATTTATATCGGGTCAAGTTTTGTTATTTTAATTTCTAAATAATCGGTCTCAGCACCAAATATTTTTCTGCTGCCATCGTATGAGTGAAACAGCTTGTCGTTAGATATAACACCCACATCTTCGAGAACATCAGCAACCGATGATATGACGTTTTCTAAATCCTGCTCGTGGGCGTGATTTACGAAATAACAACGAACTTCAAGATTTACGGGATAGTCTATGGTCTCAAGAGTTTTTGCTCTTCTAAAAAATAATCCAGCAAACGTAGCCCACTTTAAAAACTCTGAGCTTGATCCAATAAACATGCGACCAGTCTTAAAGTTTTTTCTTATCTGCTTGTTGTTTTTCTTTGTTCGGGCTCGGCCGTTAAGACGACACTTAAATAGAACTTCACTCATGGCGTTGGCATTTTCGAGTCAATGGCATTAACCGTGCGTTCCCAGTTTGTGATTTCTGAACACTCGTTTGATTTCTTACACATCTTAATGACGAACTCTTTGATTTTTTCCCACGACTGGCGAGGCACTCTAATCATGGCTGGCCTAAGTTCCCACCAGGTCCACTTCTTGCCCTTGTCGTCTACAAATGGGTGTTCGTCGTCGACATAATATTCTTTGTTTGAAATCGTATTTGTGCACCAACCCTTAGAGAGGGTGATCTCTACACAGACGGGCGTATCTGGAGGGGTCGCACAACTAGTTAGAAAATTTAGCGAAAGCACGAAAAGCATTAATAAGATTTTGTTCAGCTTTTTTCTTCTCATCAGGAGTTCCGTTCATTTGTGCAATTTGATTTGCTAAAGCAGCTTTCTCGAAGTCTTTACCTTGAGCTGCTGTCCTTAAGTCGATGTACCAAAAGAAAGCGGCCATCTCCGTCTGCTCGATTGCAATTTTTAAAACTGTGTTAATAACCATTGAAGTGATCGAGGAAAATAGAGCAGAACCAAGCCAAGGAATGCGGCCAACGATATAATCGAAGACCGCCTTCTTTGTTGCAGTCAGCAAGCTAGATTTTAATAAATCAACGTACTGCTGCTGATTCATTCTTAGTTACCTTCAACGCCGTCAATTTTGTCGATGGCTTTAAAAGCAATTTCTTTAACCGTTCCGATAACCGGAATTGCAATTGCGTAAAGCGGTTGCTCTTTAGCTGCCAACGCAAGAGAGTCACCAGCCCAGCCGAAAACAACTTCAGCAATAACTTTTGCGTCTTTCTCTAAAATAGGTAGTCCTGCTGCTTTAATGCGCTCGCCTAACTCTGCTGCATCAAACGGTTTTGTCATTTTTGTCTCCTTTTGTTTTGCTCCACAAAATGCGGAGCATGGTTAAAATTAACTCGATAGTTGAGTTAGCTTTGACTCTCTTTGTGCGCGGCAACCACCACTCAAAAACTAGTTGAATGACAACATAGATAACGAAGAAAACTGTCTTCTCAAAAGACAGACCAGAACCACACTCAAAGGGCATAGCTACCTCTTTGAGAGTTTTCGACGGGCGAGCATTTGCTGGTAATATTTATTTATTTTTCTCGAGACCGCGAATGCGAATTTCGTGGTCATTAATTTCTACACGCTGTTCGTCTAGACTTTGCTTTTGATAGCTAATGTCAGCAACAACGCGAGCGACTGTCTGATTTAATTCTTGAATGCTAAGAGTAGCCGATCTCATTGATTCATCAATTTGATTCAGTGTTCTGATGGCCAAAAAAGCAACAACCGACATAAGAATCGCTATAAAATTGTTAATGTATTTTTCTATATGTTTAGGCATAGCGCACTCCTTGAGCTAGCATTCAAAAACCACTCGAAAGCCTTTGAAATCTCGATAAACCTGAGGGTCTATATTTTTTAATTTTTCTTTGTATTCGATAAGCTCTTTAAAGCTGTCTTCGGCGTTTGAAACGCTGATCATATACAGAACAAACTCAACGCATGACATTTCTGTCTGGTCTCCAAGATCAAATTTAAAGTCATACGGAGTTCCAATTTTTATTAAAGCTTTGTCGGCGGTAGGTTGCCAGTGACTATCACCAGAAGAAATAGGCTCTAATAAGCAAGCACGATCGCAATTAAATATTTTATCAAATGGCGTAGACACTACACCCTTGCTGATAGCCTCGACTAACTCAAAGTCGGAAGGATCAAGAGGTGTGTCTGTTTCTTCGATATTAATTAATGCGTGAGAGTACTTTCCAAACTTTGGGCGTGGCCCTTTGAATCCAGACAGAACCCAAAGACGTAGAGTCAAAAGAAAGTGACCAAAAGAAATAAAGTAACTTGATAAATGAGCAGATCGCCACACCAGAATAATGTAACGACCGCTAGATAAAAGCTTCCAAATTTCGTCCTGCTGCTCTTTGGTTAAAGAATACTCTTTACCTGTAAAAAGCTTTCTTAGCTTAGTGAAATCCACTAAGCCGATAAGACGCAAAACCTTCTCTGCGATAAAAGACAACACGTAGACCCCCGACTGAAGCAAGAGGGCTATTGCCCTGCTTGCTCATCGCTTTCGATCTGTACTTGCACAGTCGAAACAACACCATCTTGGTCTACATAAGAAATTGCCAACCAAAGAAGTCCGTTTTCGTCTCTAAAATAACACTCACCCGTTTTAACTTTTTCCATCTTAAAATCCCTTTACTTGAACAAAACCAGCAGTTACGCCAACGCCAGCAGTTGTTACGATTGCTCGTGCAAACTTAGCAGTTACGTTGCTGACGACTGCGTACACCGTAGAGCTTGCAACCGCTGTTAATGGCGAACCAACATTTACATAGTTCGTTCCATCCTCAGAAATCTGCATTTGTAAAGCTGGAGCTGTTGTTGTGATCGCGCCGACGTTAATCGTTAGCTGTAAGTTACGACAACCCTCTACTAAAAGAGACGGTGTTGTTGAGCTTAGAGTAGTCAACACAACAGAGCGGTCGAAGAGCTGACGATAAGGTAAGGCGCTCGTAGTAGACATTTGCGATCTATTTACAGCACGAGTGAAAGATGGCGAAGTACCGCCAACAGTCTGAACATAACGAACACGGTTACCCTGAAGAGGTAAGATTGGAGATCTGTACATACCAATTGCAGTAATGCGTGGGAAGTCATAGACCTTATACCAGTTAGTGCCCGAATCGTCAGATTCCTCAATAGAAAAATCAAGCGTTGGAGTCGTTCCTGTTACAGCAGTGACTGGAATATTAACTTGATAGTTAGGTCCAGCAGTCGGCGTAATAGCCGATGTTGTAGTCGTCGTTGTAATCGCAGCAGAAGCCACATCAGCAACAGTGCCAGGAATACCTAAGTTGGCCGCAGTGATTGCCGTAACAGTACTAACAGTACCAACAGTGACTGAGTTCGTGATTAATGCAGGCATAGCTTTAACAGCATCAGCTGCACCATTTTGTGTAGACAGCTCGGCAATTAAGCGTGTGTATTCGATTTCTGATACAAAGTGAACACGAACATCTGTGCGTCTAATAACAGAACCACCGCAGTTGATTGAACCAAAGTCAGCTCCAATGCTTTCAAGCTCAAGCGTAGTTGTATTTACTCTAAGCACTTTATATGAGCCATCGTAAAGCCCAATTGAGGTAGCATCACAACCATATAAGTGAACATTCTCACCTGGAAGTGGTGTTGCCCACGTAGTGTTACCAATTAATGTTAATACATTGTTAGTTCTTGAAATTGATTGAACAACTTGAGAAAAAACTCCTGGAGCTAAAACGCCACCATGATTTAACCAAACAGCACCACCAGCACTAGAAGCAGTTACAGCGCTACCAATTAAAATTGTAAATTGGGTTGGAGAAATGATTGAAGCAACTTGAGTTGCAGCAGCTAAGTTTGAAAAGTTAGTTTGATCGCGAACGCCATAGATTTGAACCCATGATGAAGTAGTTAAATTATGAGCTACATCTGTCGTAACTGTCGCAGTTGTTGTTCCTGATTTAGAAATCGCAGTAATGCGAGCTACTGGTCTTGCTAAGTTGTTTAAGTTCTTAGCGCGAATACGAATTTTATATTCTTTTTCTTCATCTGGAATACCTTGAGACCAACGATAACTACCAGATGATGCCGCAGAAGTTGAATCTTGTGATCTTGAGATTACAAATGCCTCTTCTTGATTAAACGTAAACTCGTGTCTTGCTACTGCATTAAAAGCATCAGAATAAGGCGAAGTGCTTGACTGAGTTGCAGTAGAAGATGCAACGCCCTGACCTGTAAGCATACGAGTATTGTAACCGTTGCGACGTGTTGCCCATGTTGCGCCAGTAACAGTCGTAGATTCATTTATAAACCCAACAGCATTTTTAGCATAATCAAATGGATCAACCCATTCACAAAAACCGCCCGCTGTATATGTAGCACTTGTTAACGATGTAATAACTGTGATTTGTGTTGGCGAAGTAACAGTAACGAGAACAGGACCAATATTTAACCTTGGGTCTGTATTACCCTTTAGAATAATTCTGTCACCGCCCTTGTATGGATGAGGTGTTGCAAAGTTAATTGTGGCTATTGTTGCTGATACTACAACAGTTCCAGAAATAGCCATATCAGCAACTGCTGTAAGCGTTTCCACATTGCCATTAGCGTCTGTTCCGACAATAGTCATCTCAACTTCTTGTCCTTGTACGCGTTGAGACATCGAATGACCAATCATAAAACGCATTGGATATTTAAAGCGTCTTATCGTTTCCATTTCGTATTGGAAACCTGGTGTAAAAGGACACATAGAGACTTGCATATAAGCAGATCCTGCAGCGTTACCTCTACGACCACGAAAACCAGTTCCTTGATTTTGAAATGACTCTGTCCAAATAGTTGTATCTGGACCAGCATCTTGTGCTAGAGATGAAAACCCGTCTCGAAATTTTTTATAAGCATTACCTACGCTAGTCGCGCCGTTCTCAGTCGCTTGCTGTGGAACACTAACGCCGTCACTGTTAACCAAAGATGGCGCACCCGAGCCCGCGATTACATTCCCATTACCGTCAGTTGAGTAAGTGACTACAGCAGGCCAATACTTGCCGCTTGTATCCTTTACGACTGCCTTATGATCACCCTCTAAAACAACTCTTTCTTCTGCCATTGATCCACCTTTTCTTTAAAAACCAGGAGCTTATTATTATGAATAAATAAAAATGAGCGCGGAGTTTTTTATTCCACGCTCATTTGGTTTTCGAAGATAGGTTGAAAAATGTTAGTTTTGACTAAAGAAATCGTCGATGCACGCGATCAGTTTAGCTTTGTCATCAGGCGTATAAAAAGGACCAGAGTAAGCGATAATTGATTGCTTCAATAAATCCAGAGAACCGCTCCAAGCCAAACGCTCGATAGCAAAAAGACCAGTGTCATTTAATAAAGCCTGAAGCTGTGACGCTGAATAGTTTTTCGAAGAATTAATTTCTGTAACCATAGCGATTACTTTTGCGCCAACCTCTTGTTTAGCAAGTCGGCGATCGATTTTATTTTGCTCTTCAATTTCAGAGGTGATGTCAGTAAAAATAATTTCGTAATCAGCAGGGTGTTGAATTTGATGAGCTGGCTCTAGTTCAGCTCCTTGTTCGTCTACAACAGCAGGGATAGTTTCTGTCCACGCTTCTTTTCCGAAGAAACTTTTGTTGGCTTCAATCCAAATATCTGCCGCCTCTTGGTCGTCAAATCTGCCGCCGAATTTAACTTCGCCTTGTTTTTTTATATCAACCTTAATCATTAGTTCCCCACTTTGTTAATAGTGAATCTCACGTTATTCGCGGCAGTTGATAGCGTTCTAGTAACGCCGCCAGCATTTTGAATAAGTCCAATTTCAATTCGTTCACCTGCTGCGCAGTTTACATTCCCAGTTACATTGTGTTGGAAGAAACCTGAAGCACCTGTTGAAATACCGTCAAAGCGAGTGCCTTGTTGAATTTGTGAGCCTTGTTTGAATATAGCTATATATGTTCCAGCACCGCCAGGATTCGAAACAGACGGGGCAGCGTAACCAGCAGTCGCACTCACCGCGTATTTACCAGAAATCGGACAAACATATCTCCATCCTGTTCCCGAGGTTGTAACTGGACCAGACCCCGCACCTTGAACCGCAGCGTGAGAATCAGTTTCTCTTGTTCCAAAATCAAGGAACGTCATCACATTGTTCGCAACAGATTGTCCAGTAGTTGAGTTGTATTCAGCTGTTATAGATTCACTCGCTGCGATTTGCGAAGGTCCCTGAACTTTATTAATAGAAAGAGTGCCGTAAGTAGCTGTGTCCGTAGAGCTTCCGGTCATAGAAACGCTGTTCACTAGTGTGATAAACCTAAGAGAAATTTGATCACCAGCTTTTAGATTTTCTAAAATAGTTGAGCCCGTAATAATACCATTCTCTACAGCACCGTAAGACTTGTTACGACCGATAACTTCTTTTAGTGTGCCATTAACATATACTAAATATTCGGCAATTCCATTGGTATTATAAGTTAGAGTGATTGATGATGATACTTGATAGTCACCTGGAACCTGAACAACGTATCCTGTTTTTCCAGCGTTTAATCCACCATGAGTATCTCTAGAAACCGACTGCCAAACAATATCAGACGCAGGTGCAGTTGCAGCAGTAGCTCTTGCTTTTAGCGCCACAACTCGCGTATCAGCCGAGTCAGACATAGTAACTGTTGAACCCCAGCCTTGAATGGGGATAATCAATCTAACATTTGCAGTAACAGCACCTGAAAATGGGATACCGCTAGAACTCCAAAAGTTTACACCTGCTTGATTGCCTGAAGCTGTTAATGAACAGTTAAATTTAATTTGTGTTGTGCTGTAAACTACAGCCGCACACGAATAAAAACTTGTTCCAGTTTGAATATAAGCATGACCAACTACCGATCTAATATCAGTTGATACGGCAGAGACTCCGGCGTCAACGGGCTTCAAAGTAGTGTTTATTGAAAAACTACCTAAAGCAGAAATATCAAATAAATAAAGACCGCTTCCAGCTGTACCGCCCGTTGTTTGCTGAAAATCCCAATCAATCAACATATTTTGACCGTTGCGAGCATATTTTAAGTTATTAATCGCTATAGTTCCAAATGTCGGATTTGTGGTTACAGCTTTAATTAAAGTTCCCGCAGCCGTATTTGTTGACGTGGTCCAATCGGTAATCGCTGGACCTATTGATTTACGTTGTAAAGAAACTTTAAAAGAATCAATTTTTAAAACAAACGCCGATGTAGTTGTCGTAGCAGAGTGCAAGATTAAGCGATAGTTTGTGCTCGTTGTATTTGTCTGAAATGTTGCAGCGATAGAATACTGAATACCCTGTACACCACCATCTAACTTATAACCCGCTGGCTGAATAATCTGAGCCGCATCAACGTCGTAAATGTAAGCTACAACATCAGAATCGGTCGAGCTTGTGCCCCCAGAGTAAGTTCCAGATAAAATTTCGTAAGAAGCAGAAATAGTAAGAACTTTACCACGAGCCTCGCGCTCTACAGTAAATGGAATTGCGACGCCCTCACCTTGTGTATTTGAAGCAGGGTGAGTAAATAGGCCTGAAGCCTTACCAGCGATAGGCGAGCTTGTTGAGCTTGTTATTGTCGTCGTAGGTGAGCCACCAGTTCCATCAACAGGAGCTGCTGCCGCTGCATCTTTGTAGGCTTTCCATCCAGCAGTAGTGCTTTCAAAACCACCGTTGTTGACATAGTTTTTCTCAATAGATTGCTCAAGTACTGGCGTTATTTGCGCATGTACATTGATGCTAATCAACATCACTGCTGCGATGTAAACGAACACCGCAATGAGACCCATTTTTTTAAGATTGATTTTTTTCATCATGATTGTGTCACCTCTGTTAAGCTAGGAATAAAAACTACATCTGCACTGTCTTCAGTTCCCGATGGAGTTACTCGAGTGAGTTGAATTTTTAGCAAGTCCGACGCACTAACCGACACGCTGTTAATTTTTCCTGCTGTATCAGTTAAGTCGTATGTCGCTTCAACGTAAGCTTTTGCTACGGTGTTAACGATGTCTGAATTTGTAGACGTGCGTTGATTTGTTGTTGAATCAATAGCATCTACACCTTTGCGGATTAATGTTGTTGTCGTTTGAAATTTATAATTGTTAGTGCTTGATGGGCTATAGTGGCCAAGTCTTAATCCAATTGGAGTGCCTGGTGAGTAAGATACTGGGACTTTAAAAAATAGAACAATAGACTGCGAAGCGCCCTGTGAAAACTTAAATATTTTTTCGTCAAGAGTGTCATAGTCCTCAATTGGCCCAACGCCACTAACAGGACGCCAGTTCGCGCCACCGCCACCGCCGCCACCTGCACCAACAACTGACCAGATTGCGCCGTCATGAGAAAACTGAAGCTTTCCAGAAGTGCGAGACCCGCGGAGCTTCGAACCGTTACCAAAAACGTATGGTGACACACTTAAAGCCGTGTCCTCTAAAATGCTAATATCGCCAGAGCCTAGAGTTACCTGGCTTGGTCCTACAGTAATTAAGCCAAGAGATAAACGCCCTGAAGTTAACGCTGGTGCCACTGGACTTACCGAAGCAGTGCCTTGATTAACAACCACAGTTCCATTTTGAAGAAACTCAAATGTGCGCGTGTTACCGTCTGTTAACTGAACCGTTGTTCCATTGTCTGCACTATAAACCAACTCAATTCGATCATATCTAGAAACCCCACCCGCTCCGTTTGCAAGCGTAACGTTTTGGTTATCAAAAGCAACTAGCTCCCCGTTTGGGAAATAGGCTAAACCCTTAGCAACTTGAATTTGCATTCCACCGACAAGGCTGATTTGACCACCATAGATAACGCCCGACCCTCTAGTGCCTAAAAGGTCCTCTTTCATGTAATTTAAGAGATAGGTTTGCCAAGTTCCAAAGTGCTCACTTGATTTCCAGAGTAACTTTTGAAGAACTGAAAAGTTGATTTTTGCTAATTGATTTATTGCCATTTACTACCCCAAATTCGTGTTAACATCTAAACTGTTTGCATCCAGCACCCAAAGGTCAGGCTGGGCGAAAATAAAATGCTTCGAGCCGCCCTTTTCTATCTTTGTCAATTCGCTATCGAGTAAATCAAGAAGTTCGGAACTGACCGCCGTGTCGAAAATTACTAAGTACGTTGAAGCATCAGCTGCAGACGTTGACCCGATAAATATTGTGTCTACATCAAGAGCTGACTGATCTAAAACCCATCCGTCTTGTGCTAAACTTCTAAACACAATCGGCGTCTTACCAGTGATTGACTGCGCAAGATAAACAACGCTTGCGACGTTCATTTTTAACGAGTTGTTAAACTTAATTAAAAGCTGATCAACACGATCAGAAAGCAACTGCCCGGCTTTAATATATCCAAAATATTCCGCTTCCCACGCGTCGATTGACGTTTCATCAACCAGATGAGGGAATGAGTTTGTAGAAACAGAGTCGACAGCTAGCTTAAGCTTTATAAGTTGTTTTGCAAAAATACGATTGAAAATAGAGTTTAACGGCGAACTTTTATCGGTCGTTACAGAAAAGTCTTTGTTAAAAACAGGGTGATCTGTTCGGGTAAGCGTTTCGTAGTATTTTTGTTCTATTGTCATACTACACCGCTGTAATTGTTATTGTTCCCGGACTTAAGATTGCATCATCAGGAACGGTATAAGCCGCGACTAGGCCATCAAAATTTGCAACAGTTCTTTCTTTTAAAAGATCAGCCATAAAAGTGTCGATAGATCGCTCTAAATCAGTTGGTGAAATAGTCTGCTGGCTCTGTGCCGAATAGATGAAAATCTTGATAATTTTTAAAAGCTGCTGCTCTGCCGAAGACCGATTTGCTGGCGAATCGTTATAAAGCTTGTATGTCATCGTGACGTTAAAGCTTTGCTCTGTAGGACCTAACACAAGGACATCATCAGTAACAGGGTTTAAGCCTTCGATATAAGTTTGAACCGCAGCTATTAAATCATTACTTGGAAGTCTAGTTACAGCTTCGTCGTTATTAACAGCCGCCGCGATGTCTGTCGTTCCTGATGTAATGACAACATCAACAGTCGAAGGTCCACGCGGTTGCTTGATAGCTTTAGCCGTTACAACTTCTGCATTTGATTCACGCGCCCAAGCCTCATAAGCAGCCAAGTTGCCGCCTGAGTTTTCATCTCGATCATGAATCTGAATACGCACAAGCATTTCGTCTGCAGTCTCAAGGTCACGACCATCGAGCAGTTGAGTTGTATTAACACAGTCTTGATCTGCGCCTGAGATTGTAGAAATTAAAGTAAAAGGTTGATTTAACTGGTCTAGGTTTTTATCGGCACCAGTTTCGGCACTCTCAACGGTGACCTCTACATAGCCAGATACCACAGACCCAATCGTGGCGCTTGCTTGCGTAACGTAGATTGCACCATCTAACAGACGTTTAATTTGAGAACCAGCCGGAACAACCGTTCCATTTGTTCCCGTGATTTTAATTTTTCCATTAGAGCTTTGTGGTTGCTTCTGATCTGCTAACTGACGAGCCGCAAGGTCTCTTCTTAAGCTTTCTTCGTCAGAGCTTGCTGGGAAAATGTTGTCATACACTTGCTGAAGCTTTGCATAGAAAGTAGAAAGAGCACCAGCAAAAGGGTAGAACTTAGCAACTCGTTCGTCTGTAACATCGTTTTTATCTAAGGTTGTGCCAGTGATTGCTTGAAAGTCATCACACATCTCTTGAACGATGTCCGATGTTTGTTTGAAATAATTAGCCATTTAAAGCGTCCTCTCTGATCTCTAGTTTTTCGGTAAGAACGCCCCTGTCTGTAAAAACGCTTACAACATCAGGACCAAAATCTTTTAAATAAAGAGCAACTGATTTTTGAAACTCACTCTTCATTGATTCACTAGCTTTGACGTTTTTGTATTGTTTTAAGTCGTGGCCAACCGTTGGAGCAAATAACCATTCGCCAATCGGTAACCCCAAAGCAATGCGAGCCTTATGAACCGGGTGTTCAGACGTAACGGGCTTAAGACTTCCATCAACAAGTTTGTAGTTGCCATTTTCGTCGACAATAATCATTCCAAATTCCCCTTCGTTGTAGTCTTACCGTTTTGAAGACTATAAGTGCCGCCACTTGGCCCAGGAATAACGATGTCACCAGTTACGGTTTGACCGTCGATAACCCTTCCGTTGGTTGTGATTTCATTCACAATAGCTGGAATAAGATAAAGAAGAATGTTTCTAGGAATTGAAATGTTTAACGTAACGCCAGGATTTGCCGCTTCGAATGCGGTTTTTGTAGCAGTTAAAATTCTGTTTGCGTCAAGAGACATCTAGTCACCCCTTGACGAATAATCGAACGAATTAAGGCATTCGTAAACGCTGCTTTAAAACCCATGCTTAAGAGTTCACTTTTGGCTTTTTCTAAACCGTAAATTTTAACTAACTCAGCGGCATTTCTGCGAACGTTCGGGTCAAAGTTGCACAGAATGACGTTAGAGTATTTCACTTTGCAGCCTTAACCGTATTTGAAAGATGAACGCCATCTTGTAGCGTAACTGTAGGTGTAACTGGAATACCAAATGAATCTAAAAAAGGTCCCGTATTCCAAAGCGCTTTAATGGTCTCACCGTTAAGAACTTTTTCACGCGTACCAGTTCCAACGAGAACGTTTGATGATTTTACTTCGACTGTTCCGCCAGACTCAACGGTTACATTGCCAGTGCCTTTAACTAAAACCGTACTTTTTGAATCAACCGTAATCGAGCCATCATTTTTTAAAAGGATAGTTGCCTTGATCGTATTACCTGTCGAATCGGTAGAGTAAAAAATAGCGTCGCCATCCCCAGTTGGTTTTGGTCTTGTGAAATGCATGTTGCCGATTGTAATGAGCTCTTGTGATGTGCCAAAAAGACTTAAGTAAAACCCTGTGACACCTTTAGGAATTTTTGATGCAAAACCAAAAGGGAACGCGACTTTAAATTTGTCAAGATCACCAGCCGGATAAACGTTATCCATCTCTGCACCGATGTCTTTATGCTTAACGACCTTTGAGGCCATAAGAGGCTGAACAATGCGCAAAACAAAATTTCTAAGCCAAGTTTTGTCGATTTCTCTAAACAAGCGTGTCAACCCCTACAAAGTTCAGCTCTACATCTAAGTTCGATGGGTCTTGTCTGTAACCGATACCTGCGAGCTTCATTTGTTTATCAATTCCATGAACTAGGCTTTTTATTCGCCAATTTTGATTCTTTTCGTAAGGCACAGGCTTGCCACCATTTGCCGGGATATAAAAAGGCAAGCTAGTCTTAATCACAACCTGCTCAAGAAATTGATTAGATTTTCTGATTCGCGCTTGAGCCAAAGCATCTTTTCTAGAGTTAACATCGTACTGACCATCTAAAGTTACAAGGTCAGCTTGGTTAAATACTTCTAAGTGTGGCTGAAAAATATTAGCTGCTTTTGGCTCTGTATTTTTAAAAGCTCGAGACGGAGTTAAATTGTAATCTAAATTGCCCTCAGCCCCGGCATAATAGATTTTTGCTTCAGAAAGAACTTTCGAGAAGTTTTCGCGCAGAGTGAAATCTTTTACGTTAGGGTCACCCACATCTGAAAGTGTGTAAGGCACGTTAATATCTACCCTGTTTTCACGACCATAAACAATTACCTGGCCGTGTCTGTTCTGATAAATCATAGACTGGCAGGTGTCTGACATTTCTTGAAGTACAGACCCAATCATTAAGTCACTTGTAGCTTTAATAAGTAAAGGCCCTTGATAAGACCCGTTGTCTACAACAACATTAGAAATTCCTCTGAATTTTGCATACTGATTAACATACAGCAGATCATAACCTAATGCGAACCTAGTAAAGTTTACAATAGAGGCGTTTTTTACAGGTGACGAGGTAACAAACGGAACCTTTAAAGTTTGACCTAAAAAGTCCCGACCATTGCCTTGAAATTTTAAAGAACTGTTCCCGGTTGCTTTAACAAAGTCCTCAACGAAACCACACCCAAGCTGAAATTTAGCATTGTCATAGATGTAGAAAAGTTCCCAGAAGTCATGCGACTGAAGCTCGATTCTATCTTTAAAGCGAAACGTCACTTCAAAATCAACAACGTCAGTAAATTTAGACATGTCTTGATTCATTGAAATTTGCGACATTGCTGGGATTGCCGCAATTCTTTGACCAGTAGATCGGCTGATAAACGCAATCTGAAGTACAGCTTTTAAATCACTCACAGATATACCACCGTTAGAGCTGGAATATTAAAAGGGTCTACGATGTGAGTATTAAGCTTGTAGATACGTTGAACCTGATCGACTGTAAGGCCGTTTCTAAACATAACTTCAAGCAAGCTTGTATCGGCTTGAGTTAAATAAGAAGTTGCGCTTTGTGAGTCGATCGAATCAATAAGCTCACGCACGCTATTAATTAAAGAAACATTAGCAGCCGACACGTCTTTTGTTTTACCGTTGGTTGCCGACTCTAGTGATGCATTTGAAGCAACTAGGTCATTAAGTGCGGCAGTAAGGCCCTTGATCGTGTCTGCTGTTGATGAAAAATCTTTGTTAAACGTTGGCTCTGGCTCATCAGTAACCGTCTGTGTTTTTACAAGCGATGTCGATTCAGTAAAATCAGCTGCAACTAAGTCCGAAGTGTAAGCGGTTAAAGCCGCGGAACCTGAGCTAGTGTTTGTCGGTTTTAAAGAATCCAGAAAAGAAAGAGCCGCGTTAATACTGGCCTTTAAATTAGAAACGCTTAAAGCCAAAGCCGATCTAGCTTCAGTTACGGTAAAAATTGTTTGCTTAATAGCCGAGACCTGTTGATTGATAGTCGCAGAAACGGAGTTGATTGCCGTTCTTTGGTTTTCAATTTTTTTAAGATACTCGTTGTTGCGCACCTTATTTAATAAGTCCGAAGCATTAAGGTTCGATTTAGATGCAATGTCTTGCGGTGTAGAGCCCTTTTCAAGTTGAGCATCTGCAAGTTTTAAATTGTCTACGTTTATGCCAACGCTTGATTTTGTCGTGCGGTCTTCAATGAAGTTAACATTTAAAACGGTTACGCCACCATCTGTAGAGGTAGTCTTGCGACCGTACTTTGTGAACTTAGCAAAAACGGCCTCGCTTAAATCAGGTAAGATAAGTTTGCCAGTAGTGCCCTCGTTTAGAACCTTATCGAAAGCATCTACACGGTCTTGATAATCACCACCAAAAAATAAGACATCGACAGAAAACGTGCGCGCTTTTTTACCAAAGTCCTCGACGTCAGCGCCATCAAGTAAAGCTCTTTCAGTAATTTGAATGCGTCTCTCAACGGTAACATCTTGAGAGATAGCGCCAAAATTCACGTTCTTATTGGGCTTTGCTGTATGAAACGAAAAGCCTTTAAAAGAGCCGTCCGAAATTTTCCACTCAGTTAAACTCATTATCCGCCCCTTTGTAAGTTTTGTGATCTAGGGCGAGCACTAAATTGCGGGTCTTTAACGTCAATCTCAATTGTCTGACCACCATTGCGAAGGTAATCAACTAAGTCATAAAGAGCGCCGCCAATGCCTCCGCGGTCACCGAAGGCTGCATCGCCAGCCATGTTAATCAATTGACCTGCACCGTAACCAGCCGCACCCGCAGCCACCACACCGCCGGCAAGTGTACTAAGGCCAGCAGCTCCACCTGCCGCCAGAGTTCCAACGCTAGTCGCTCCGATTGCGCCTAAAGAGCCAGCAGCTCCACCTAAAAGGGAACCGAAGCGCCCTAAGAAGCTACCTGCCTTTTTAGCTACCTCACCCTTGCCACCGCCTAGCATGTCTGTGATTGCTCCAAGTCCAGTTTTTCCACCGTCTCGAATATCCGCGGCATTGACCACATAGACCGGAGTGACACCAGCTTGTTGAAGTGCTTTACCAAATGCGACATTTTTAGCCAGATCGACACCACCGCCGCCAATAACTTTACCTAGACCTCCAAGTAAAGCTCCACCGCCTGCAATAGTAGCTAGACCTGCAGCAGTTAATAACGGGTGATCGACGATAGCACGCTTTGCAGCCACGCCAGCGCCAGACACGCCCTCGGTTAGTGCGTCTAAAGGACGGCCACCGATAAGCGCCTTATAAGCACCCTTAAGCGGTGTAAAGATGTCCTCAAATCCTGTGGTGATCTTGTTTTTAAGTTTTAGAGTCGCGTCTAGGACGTTGTCCGTTGCCCGGTTGTAGGTTTTGTTGAAAGTATCCGTTTCGGTCTCTGCCTTTTTTAAGGTGCCCGAAAACTGATTCATATTGCGCGACATTGTGAGTAGCTCGTTTGACACCTCATCCGAAGTGCCAAAAAGCGCAGAAATTTGCGAAATTTTCGCATTATCATCTTTAAATCCCGCATTGCTTAAGGCTTGATCTAAGCCACCAAGCTTTTTAATGTCGAACTTGCCACCAGTCATTAATCCGTTCTTGTCGCCCATTAAAGAGCCAAACAAGACGTTCTTTCCAAAAGTATCTCGACTTGCGTCCAGTAGTGCTTTTAAAGCTTCAGTCCCAGCCGCATTGCTCGAAGAATAGCGCGATGTCGTGCCTATTAAAGCGCCATACTCTTTTTGACTAAGGCCTGAGCTCTTTAAATTAAGAGCGCCAATTTTGCTATATTCGTCTTCGACTTCGTTAAGGCTATTGAATTTTCCTGTTTTATAAGCGGTTGCAGCGCCCTCTGCTAAGTCCTGAAGGTTTTGTTGGTTAACTACCTTGCCGGAGCCCTGAAGCGTTTCTATGGCGAATTTGGCTGCTTTGGTTGGGTCTTTATCCCCAAGGGCTGCAAGCTTTGCGATTGTATCCATTGACCCGCTTGCTTTTTCAGCATCACCGATTGCAGATGCCAGCTCAGAAAAAGCAGCGCCCATTTGATTAGCATTTACAGAAGTGTCGGCACTTACCTTTCGGATAGAGGCACCGAAACGGTCAACCTGGCTTGTGCTTAGGTTAAACTTAGCTGCAACAAGTGACATCGTTTGGTCTAGGTCAGCAACGACCTCAACAGCGGCCGACGCGCTTCTTTTAATACCTTCAAAGCCAGCGGTTAACGTAAGCGCCTTTGCACCTACAGCAAGGTTTTTAGCGAAAGATTTGCCAAACTCTTCTGCGGCCGCAACTGCGCCAGCAGACCATTTCTTAAAATTATTTTGATTCGCATTTAGAGCGTAATTTAAGCGATCGAAGTCTTTAGACTGGTTATCAATCCCAGACTTAACCTCTTGTTGCATTTTCTTAAAGTTCTCGGTGAAGTCTTTAATGTTTAACTTCACTACCTGAACTGTAGTTTTATTATCAGCCATCGAATAGGATTATCGACGGCTTAGAAAGTCTTGTTACAAATTCAGCTTGGTCTTTTCACCGAAAGCTAAATTCATAATGCCTAGCCATGTTCTTTGACCGTCTGTTGGAGTGCCGGAACGACTGTCATTAAAAAGTATTTGCCCAGAGCTTGCAGTTGCCAGCCATATAAGCCATTCACTATCGAAGTCGGACTTTTTTTTTGAACTTCAGAAACGACCTGTAGAATTTCATCTTGGGTCATAGTCTCTAAAGATGGGTTTATTGTTTTACAAAGAGTTTTGTAGCGATCATAAATGTCGGTGATTTCTTCAGAAGTTAAGCCGTTCCAGAAATCAACTGGCATAAAAGAATCGCCTACAGTGGTCGCGGCGATCATCGTTGCTTTCATGCTTTCAAGTGATTCGAAAACTTCTTGATTAATACCTTGAGGATTTTTCTTTTTCGCTTCAAGTTTGGCCTTTACGATAAGAACGGCCTCTTCTTGAGCGTTAAGTAATCGCACTGGGATTTTAAAATCACCAATAACAATTTCAAGTTGTTGATTATTGCCTTTACGCAAAGCCGCCAAAAGATCGGCGGCTGTCGTGATTTGGTCTGCGGAATTGAGGGACATGTTTCACCTTTTAAATTATAAACCGTAAGTTGAGTTTGCTACTGCGCTATTTTCAGGAACATAATCAAGCGCCATAAAGTTCAACGTTTTTCCTGCGTCACCAACGCTTGCGCTGATGTCTTGAGATGATTGAACTAGGTCTTTGATTGTTCCCTTATCGCCACCAACCGTTAACGTAACAGCAACAGATTGACCAAGCTTAATAGCCATGTCGATTTGAGCTGCAAGTTGTGGAATATCTAACTCAAAAGAGCCAGACACTTTACGGTTGCCACGTTTAAAGCCAGAACCACGATAGTCAGATGACATGTGGTCTACTTGTGCAACAGAGTCGTCAACTGTGCATTTCACAGATTTGCAAGCAGTTAACTCTTTACCGTTGATTGTTACAATGCCTCGGTCAGCATAGAAATTTGCCATTTAAAAATCCTTTCAAAAAATTAAGCCGTAATATCGAAAAGTGTTGTTCCCACTAAGTCGATGCCTTTGTTATGGAAGCCTGGCACTACGTTCATCGGAATGTAGTACACGCCAGCATGTCTATTCGCCGTAGATCTACCAGCCGTCATCAACGGTAAGAAGTCCTCAACGTGTTGAACCATCTCAAAAGGCGCTTTCTCAAGCGTTTTTAATAGGTCGATGATTTCAGACTTAAGTGACTGGATTTTTCTGTCAGTCGCTTTAGCAATTTTGTAACGCGGCTGAATTGAAATCGCGTAAACGTTTTTGCGAATGTAGTAAAGCACTTGCCAGTCTTGTAGATCGTAGTAAGCAGTTTCTTCAATCGCTTGCGAAGCTCTACGAGTTGTAATCGAACGCGAAATAGTAACTGCACCAGTTGTGTCAACTGCAAGCGGTGTTAAACCAGCCGCAAGACCTAGGGCTACAGTTCCAGTATCGCCTGGAGTATGCCAATCAACAGCACTCACCGGAGCGACTAAGCCGCCGATTTTAACGCCATCAAGAGGGTTAAATGGAACACCATTTGCCGCACACACAGCCGCGTAAGCAGAAGCAACTGCATGAATTTTATTTGCTTTCGTTGTCGCTGTGTCACGTAACCAAGCAATCAACATGCCTTCTGTTGCAGCTGCAAGACCTTCAGTTGTCGCTGGGCTTGTTGCTTCATCAGTAGCCATAACCGCGAATGAACCAAACTGACCATTTAAACCACGGTCAGACGCAGTGATCGCCGATACGTGAGCTTTTAAGGCTGTCATCGCAGCCGTATCACTTGCAGGGTAGCAAGATACGATAAACGGCATTGGCACAGATAAGAAGTTTGCTAATGTCGCTGCAAGAGTCGAGCTTGTCGCGTTGTTTGCTAACAATAAAACTTTAATTACCGGGTAAGATTTAGGGTCTAAGCTTGAATAAAGAACTGCATTAATAGCAGCCAAAACCATTTCCGTAGCTTCGCAGCTTGCAGTAGAGTTAAGACCAAACTTTGTATCACACTCAGTTTTTGCAGCTACCGGGTCACCAAAGCTGTCGATTGTGTTTAAAGTTCCTGCTGTAGCAGAACCAGCCGTTGATCCCATGCGGCCGATTAAAATCAACGTGTTATCGGCAGTCACTAAGCCAGACAGCTCAGTCGACACCTTAATTTTCACGCTTGGATTTCTTGTGAAAGTGAAATTTGTTGCCATTTAATTATTCTCCTGTTTCAAAGATAAATTTGTCGTGAAGCGCCTGTTTTAGCTGAGACTTTCCTTCGTAACTAAGAATAGAAAGATCAATTTCAGTCGACTTCGTGTCTACAATCATGATGATCGAGCCTTTGTAAAAGATTGGTAACACAAGACCTTTTGCAGCTTTAAAATGCTTAATCCCGACGTCTGTTTTAGTTTGTTTGCCCTGTTTCACTCAATACCTCAATTTCTGTAACCACTTGCTGATTATCATCTTCAGCAGCTAGCTTAATAAGATGACTTTCAATCCAGCCGATCTCATCTGAATCGAGTGGTCCGTCAATATCGTAACTTGTGTCATCGTTTTGAAGCTTAAGCATGTCGATTCTAAAAGGCAGAATGATTTCGATAAAAGGCAAAGCAAAACCAGTCATCTGCAACACTTTGTCGTAAGAAAATTCGCTCTCGTAGCCAAGACTGATAAGCCCTGGAACCTTAGGAAAAATGTTTGCGTTAAAATAAGAGCTACCTAAAAAACGTTGAAAGATGGCGCCAACACGTCTCATCTCTTGAAGCTTACCTTGAACACTTGTCGGTAAAACAATACGCGCCAAAAGAGTTCCATCAAAATAAGCCGTGTTAGATCGAAAGGTCTCTTTCTGATAGTACATCTCGAAAAGCGGCACGATTGTCTCGTTGTAGCTCGGAACGTCACTGATAAAGATGCGTGAGCCATCCTGTGCAAATAGGGTCTTCATAACCTCATCTAAAAGCATGCACTCTTTGATTGCTTCCATGATGTTGCCAGCAATTAAGTGTCCGTTGTTAAGGTTTAAGGCTTGTACTGTTCTTGTATCGTGATTGCCGCTCATCTATTTCACCAAATAATTTGTTACGTGTCGTTGAATGATTTTTTGAATTTCTTGTTCGTCCTTGCCGTCTGAGCTGAAACCCAAAAAAGGTCTAGACGGAATGCGAACGTGCTTAGCAAACACAACGCCACCGCCAGCCATAGGTATAGCAAGAGCTTTTGCCTTTGTTGGTCTAATGTCTGCTCCATACTGATGAGTGGCTGCGTAGTTTAAATTTGTCCCGACCTGAACCTCATCACCAATCGTAGAACGAATACCGTGAGGCGCAACAGGAGCAGAAACTGAGTTTCTTAAAGTTCCTGTGTCTTGTAGAACTTTATGAAATGCGTATTTAACTTCACCGTTTTCATTTTTAACTGGGTTTTTGCTTCGCTTTTCATTTCGGCGCTCTTCGGCCATCTGAGAAAGTTTAGCCCACTGGTTACCATCGGGCGAGACCTCGCGCTGAAACACCATGTCTTTTTGGCGGATAATCTGCGCCATTATAGATCGCTTCATCTTCTCATAATTCTGCGACTCAAGAGGGTTCTTAAGGTCTGCAAGAATATCTTTCAATGAAGAAATCTCAAGTTTTGCCATTAACCAGCCTAGATGTAAGGGTCGTCTATTAATTCCGTTTGATGACATGCTTTAGAAAGAGCTAAATGCTGAACCGGGGTCTGTGCATCTTGCGCTTGATTTAAAAGCATAAAACCGAAGTCGATCATCGGGTCTAGTAACGTTTTAACATTGTCGTTATACTCAATCTTGTGCGTGTCGATGTAACGCTCTGTTGATTCAATTACTAAATTGCGGTTCTTATCAACCCCGATAAGTTGGCGAACCTTTGCTTTTACAGCATTTAAAACTTTATTCTGAGCAAAGGCAGGCGCGCTTGTGTAAGCTACACCTGTTTTATCAATTAAAGGGACAATGTACTTTTTAGACATGTCCGCCTCGAAATCACCAATGGCTCGCTTTAACAAGTCATCCTTTTTGTCCTGATCGTAAGCAATGTTTAAGTCACTTAGTAACCAGTTAAATTCGGTGTCGGTGATATAAATCGAGGTGTACATATAAAAACCTATTTCTCAAATAAACGTGATTCGATGTCTTTGCCGTGTGCTGCAATTAAAGCATCAAGCTCGTGTCTTTTTAGTTCAACTGGTTTGCCAATTTCTAAGTGCGTGCCAGATAAAAGAGTCATGTTTTTAAGAGCTTTTTTATATTTAATAATGTCCTTAGAAGACTTTGCTTGTTCTTCTTGAGCTTTAATAGCTGGTTGAACAACAGCAGGCTCTTCGGCTTTTTCTTCTGTTGCTGCTTCAACTTCGGCTTCAACAGGTGCATCTATAGTCGGCACGATAACATCATCGTGTTTTAACTCTTCTGGTTTAACCTCTGGTTTTTGTGGTTGTGCTTTTGTCTTTTTTGACATTGTAAAAGTCCTCACTTTCTTTTTTTGTGACTCAAAAAGAGGGACAAGCTTTCTAGACTTGCCCTCTCCGAGCCATCACGCCCTCAATTCCGTCGAATGCAAATGAAGGCTCTTAAATTTCGCTATTAACTACGGTCCAGTGCTGTCTACGACAAACACATCTTCGTTACGCATTAAGTTCGGCGCGCCGTTAAAACCCGCAACGATGTCTACGTAAACATTTTTCTTCTGACGTAAACCCTCTTCATCTACGAAAATGTAGATACCTTGAGCTGGTTTTTCGATAGAAGCTTCAGGTGCATTCATGTTCTCAGCGATTTGAAATTGACCAAAAGATTGGAAAATTTGAGCGCCGAAATCAGGAATCAATAACACCTTATTGTCTGGAACGAAGAAAGCCGCGTTGCCAAGAGTAACGTTGCCTTCAGCATCGTAAGACTCATCTTGGTAAGCATCTTTGCAGATTTTGATTGGCGGTAAGCCAGGAACTGCAAGTTGTGCAACTTCGTTGATATCCGCAGAACGTAAGTTGTAGTTCTTTAAGAAATCACGAGTTTGTTGCGACAACATGATGTCAGACATCGTTTTCGGATTGATAACGATCTCTTTGATTTTGTACTTAATTAAGTATGGGTTGTAAGTTACAAGCGCAAACAAGTCGTCAAACGGCTTAGAAGTTGCGTGGTTAGTCCAGTCAGTTGCAGACGTTAAAGAGTTCGCAACAGGAACGCCGAAGTCAAAGTCAACAGCTTGATAAGCGTATTTGCCTGTGAAAAAAGAATCCCAAATTAATTGAGACATTCTGTTTTCAATACGACCTTTTAGCTTTTGAGCAGCCATTTCCATTTCAGAAAGTTGACCGTTATTTAAGCCAGTAACACCACGCTCAGATAAAGTTCCAAGCTTCGCGTATTTTAAAAGGTCACGCTCATTGAAACGGATAAACTCTTGGTAAGAGCCCGGTTCAAAGAACTTAGTTTTACGGCTGCGACCGTTGATCGCTTTACCTTGACCGTCTAGTGTACGCTCACCAGTTTTACCGCCGTAAGACGATACTGTTTGGTGAATCAAGATTGAAGCCGGAACGTCTACGATTGGCATCAATTCTTTTGCTTTGTTTTCGTTTGTAGCTTTCACTTGGTCAACAACCGCAGTGATCACTTGTCTTTCGCGTTGGCCGATCAAGCCAGCTAATGCATGTTTCATTTAAAAAGCTCCTATAAAATTGTTTTCGATAGTTAAATTAAAATCGTTATTACCATTGTTTAAGAACAACAACGTCGTCTTCAACATCTTTAGAGATAACACCGATTTGAGTAGACGTACCGATTAACGCCGACTTAATCATGTAACCGCCGTAGAAAGCAGAAACGTTTGTTTTGTCTTCGCCATCAAGAGTGATTGACTGAGCTAAAACAACAGTCGTGCCGATTGCTGCAACGTCAGGTGTTCCAGAAGTTACGATTGGCAAATATTTGCCAGCGTCACCGCCAGATGCGATTTTTTGCAATAGTTGACCAGCAGACAAACGTGCTCCGTTTACTCCTGCTGATGCCGCGATAACCACTGGCTTAGTTACTGCCAATTGTGGATATTTAGCGATCACTTGTTTTTGTGCTACTGTTCCGTGAGATAGTGCTCCAGACATTTTAAAACCCTTTCTTTAAAAGTTTTTGTTTATTAAATTTATTCAGCTGAATCTTTTTCAGCTTCTTTTTCTTTTTCTTCGTCTTCAGCTTCTGCTGCTAGCTCTTTTTTCTCTTCTTCGTCTTCAGATTGAGCTAACTTATCAACTTCGCCCTTATAACCAGTCATGTCAGACATAACTTTAGAAAGCTTCTCGATAAGGTCTTTCATTTCAGACATGCACTTGTCGGCAAGCTCTTTATCAACACCAGCTTCAAGTTCATTCTTAGGTTCAACACCAGACTGAAGTTCGTTTTGAGGTAATACACCAGTTTGAAGGGCAACACCTTTTTTCTGAGCTTCCATACGTTTTAAGATTTCATCGTTAGAAAGCTTCACGTCTTTAGCTTCAACAGACGTACCTTTTTGGCCGTAAGTGATAATGTCTTTAGACGGAGTGCGAGACTCGTAAGATTTTAAAACGATTGCAAAAGATTTCTCATCCATCGCTGCTAGAGCCGTGAAATCTAAAGCATCAATCTCGGCCTTAACGATTTTGCCTTGCATAGCTAAGTCGTTAAACTGACCTTTGATCGTTGCAGCTTTAAAGCCTAGTTGAGTTTTTGCCAACGCAGCTGAAAGACTTGTCATCTCTGTTTCTGCTGTCGTCATTTTTTGAGCTAACGCTACGAAAGTTTTTTTTCTTTCATCACGTGCAGCCTTCACTCTTTGCGCTAAAGCCTTTTTGCTTTCTTTAGCTAAAGCAAGAACCTTTTTGTTCATCTTGTTTTCTCCTTTAGATAGAACCATTGAGCGTCGGGCCGCTTCTACAGCCACAAAGCTTACTTCGAAAATTTCATATTTTTCGTCATCAAACGAAATCGAGACATGAGCATAAGCTCCCGTATCAACCTTTTTCTTTGCCTCTTCGTCATCGATGCGAAGAGTTCCATACATACCGAAAGTTTGTTGATTCGTTTCGGGATCAATCCACGGTGCAATTTCAAGGTCAGCAAGAAGTCGACCCATCACGAAATCAACTTTGCGCTCATGATCTTTTAATATAGGTGCGTAATCGTTTTCGTTTTGCGGTGACGAGCGAATGCGGTTGTAATTAGTCGCAAGAGATTCTAACAACTCTCGGCTAACATCGACAGGACCATAAAGGCCATCAAAAGAACCAACACGACACAAAAGTGTCTTCTTGTACATTGACCCGTCTTTTTCGGCTAGGTTTACACGACCTAGGCCGATTCCTTTTTTCATGTGCATAGATACCTCGGTCTGTATATCGACTAAGCCCAGCCGACCGGAAGCGGCGTCTTTGGTGGTGAGCGTTTGCCTCTGTATTTAATTGCTTTACCCTCGGCGTCTTCAACCTCACACGTTCCGAACTCAGTTCCAAGGTTGCGCTCTATTTCTGCCTGATCGTACAGATAAGAAATTAAAGGCGAGACAACAGTTCGACAGTTAGGGTGAAAAGGTGGTTTAAATTTTTTCTTATGTGATTCGCTTATTGGGATAATATACTGGTGACGGTCATCACAGATTTTAGAAATACGGTTGTCAGTGATCGCAAAAATTTGAACGAAATCAACGTCAGTATTATCTTTAAAGTAGTCAATTCGAGCTTCGTTAAAGTATGCCGTCGTCTCTGTTCTAAAAACTCTTTCAGCGTTAAAGCCAACTCTATTAAAGACTTCGCGAAAGAAATCTTGAAAATCATCTACCTTTGCAATAGCGCTTTTTCTGTCTCCGGTCCCGTAAAGAAACTCATCGGCAGCTTTTTTATAAGCGTCTTTGACTGCTTTTAAATATTGATCAAGTTGTGATTTCGCTATCTCTTTAAGAGCTTTTTCAGCGCGTTTACTGTCTTTAATTTTTTGACCTATCTTTTTAACAACTTCCCAGCGTTTTTTCTTTTGTTCTAAAGAAACGATAGAGCGCTCGATAGGAAAATCCACGCTGTAAGTAGCCCAATGACCCATAGAATTGTCTGGTCTGACCTCTTGCATACCGTCAGAGACCCCGACATAAATAACATCATCGCGGTGTTCTTTGATAACTTTCTCGATTTGCTCGAGCAGTCCTTTTGTGTCTGGTCTAAAGTCATTTTGCCACCCCTCTAAAGCTTCAAGAAAATCTTGTTCACTAGCTTTAAAATGCTGCTTAAAAATTTCAACAAGCTTACGACGATGCTTCGACGTAAGACGATCAAGTGTCTTTTTTTTCTGAGTGTTATATTTGGCGAGTAACGCAGCACTAAGCTTCATCACCCTCACCTTTTAACTTGTCGTTCACGCGCTCACTAAAATCGTCAGAGTAACCCTCGTCACCCGGCTTTAAAGGGCTTTCTTCTGAGTAAAAAGACTGATCTTTTTTGTCTGGTAAATGTAAACTAGCACGCACAAACTCGACGTCTTCTTGAGCTGTGTTGTCTAGCCAGCCGCCATCTCCAAGCGTTCTAAACATGTTGGCCATGCGTTCACGCTCTTCGATATTTTGTGGTCTAGCCATGAAATGACCATAATCGTCTTGCTCACCAAAGTTATCCACGATGGCAGGACGAATAAGCTGATTCACTAAAGACATGGTGAATTTCTTAGCATCACTCTCGGCAATACGATCAACGACCTGAAAGTGCTTATCACCTAACGAACGAGAACCCGCGGAACCATCTGTTAAAACTAAAGACGGCAACACAAAGCTTCTAAAAATTAAGACGTTTAATAATTGAATCACGTCGATAAAAGAGTTCATATTCGCCATGTCACCAATTACCTGAAGCTTGTAACCAGCTGATTCAGGTCCAGTAATCACGGCGTCATCGTTCTCACGAGACTTTAAGATAAGATTTAGAGCTTCAACAGGGTTAAGGTCTTCAGTCTTACCGTTCGGGTGAGTAACGCGTACTTTATTCGCGTTGTGTGGAGCTGTAGCCCATAATGTAGGCGTAGCTTGTCTTTTACCTGCAATCCCCATTTGCTTCATAAAAAAGACTTTAAGTTGCCATGCTAAGTGAGCTGTACGCACCGAAGTCTTGCCGTATGGCGAGCCAAAAGAAAACATGCTGTGATTAACATGATGAACACATTTAGAGCGTGGAATGCGAACAGCGCCAAAGTTATTAATAAACGGGATACGATACGGCAAAATGCGATCTGTCGGCGTCTCGAATGGGTTTTTTAGATAAAAGCCATTATTTAAAAACGGGAAGTAATAGTTTGGATTAGACTGTTGGTTGTATTGAGTCGTAAATTGAACAATTCCATCCTCAGTAATGCGCCCATCGTTGCCAGTCTCGAAGACGATTGTAGTCGGGTGATAAGTTGGAACACGAACAGGCACTTTTTCTTTTCGCTTATTTAAACCCCAGATAATTTCTGAAACAGAAAAACCGTAAGCGTAAGATGAAGACATGGCCTCAAGAGTTTCTGGCCAAGTTGGGTCTGATAATTTGCCTAAAAAGTCATTAACGAAGTCTTTGATCTTTTTATCGTTGTGATGATAGTCGCCAATTTTAGCAAGCATCATTAAAGACTTAAACAGGATAGACGAAAAAATAGTTTCGTCCGTTTCAATCATTCTTGAGATAACACCGAGGCCAACATTTGACGGGTTAACGACAAAGGTGTCGATCGAAGTCATGAAGGTCGGAATGCTTGTACCAATCTGACCAATATGATCTTTGACGTAAGCCTCCTCGTTCGCAAGTTCTTGGCATCGTTGATCTAGTAGTCTTGAAAATTGCTCTATGCTCATTCGTAGTCCGTTTCACTTTTAATGATCGTCTGAATGCCTGCGACTGGGTTATTTTGCGCGATGTAAGTCGTCGCTTTTACCATGTCGATATGTTTGTCGGCCTTCGGTTTGATCAGTTTCATCTTTCCTTGGCTGCTGGCGTATCTTGTCCAGCCAACCTGTCTTTTGAACTCTTGATATTCGCTCGAACCATCGTCGCGAAACATTTTAACGGCATCAAAGTTCAATCTAGCTAGTAGATCGAAGCAATCGTCAGAAACGGTAGAATTGCTTGCCACATATGCGTTAACGAGAAATTCGCCAAACGTATTGCGTAAGCCTTCACCTATTTGTCGGCCAATACCAACCGAGTCGACCGTAACCTTAGAAGGCTTCCACGCTTTAATAATCTTTTCGATGTTATCTTGCTGCTTTGGTAGATCGACTCCTGTCCACCAATAGAGATTGACCAAATGAATAACCGGAAAAAGATTGTTAGAAGCAATCTGATCAGTGATTTCGTAAATCCAAACTACAGTCGAGTCAGTTGCCGTTTCTTCTTCGCCGATTAAGAGTTGGTCAGGGTTCATTTCTTCGTTACCACCAGCAACGTCGATTAAAATTTCGTAGCGTCTGCCTGGAATTGGAGCTAACTGTCTCTCGTGCTCTGAATTAAAGAGCGATAGTGCTTGAGTAGCGTTAATGAATGTCCCTTCATGTGAAACAGGAATAAGTCTGTACTGAGTTTTTAAAATCGGGTGTTCCCATCCTAAAGCGTCTATTCGTGACTGAACGTGGGCGGCATATATTGGGCTGTCTTCCATCCAGATTTCACAAGGGTAATGAAGATTTAATTCTGGGCGCCCTAGCTCGATGTTCTTATCGAAGCATGTTTGAATCGTGTCTAATCCGTCAGCAGCAACACCCCAAAGAAGAGTGGCCGCATTTGTAGATGCCGTAAAAGGCATAAAGTCCTCAGAGAACTTATTAAAATCAATCTTGTGCGCCTCATCCATGTCTAGGCATTCGGAAGCTGTAGCACCGACAACGTTTGATTGTGGGCCAGATGATAAGAACTCAACCGTTGCGTTACCGTATCGCCAAATGTAACCCTCTGACTTCTGTAGCTTCTCGTTTAAAAATAGGGGGTGATAACAAACGTTTTTCGAGTCGAGCCTTAAAAGCTCCTGAAGACGTTTCTTCGAGTTAACGATCTGTGGCGCGTACGTTGGCGCAGTTCTAATCCAAGAAGCAATGTGATTTGAGAACTGCCTGCGAAAGAGATGCCGCTTTTGTAGATTGGCGGCGGTCTCATTCTTACCCGTTTGACGTGCTGACCTTATCGTCATAATGCCGCCTTGGTGAGCAGCAACAAACTTTTCAACACGTCTTATAATCTCGGCCTGTGGACCTCGAAGCGGGCGGCGCGAAACATATCGCGCTTCAAACTCTGGGTCCTTGTAGGCCTTTTTAAAAACATCGACGGTTAAATTGTCAGACATGCACTAAGATTTATTTTCTAAGTTGTACTGATCAATAATTGCTTGCGGATAATCTACAAACACTTTTGCGTAGTCTAAAGTCTTAACGAAATAGCCCACACGGTTTTTAAAGTTACCTTCTGCCGTAGGGTATTCACCTTTGTCGTTAACCTTAGCCGTTGGAAAACCAGTATGACCATGAGCTTTATCATCTGGGTTTGTATGAACAAACGGACACCAAGGTTGCGGCTGACTAAGCAAATATTTCTTATCGCAATCGTTCTTAATTGATTGTGACGACGCTGTTGCCTTTAGGCCTTTAGGGAATGCAATGCCTACGCGTTTACAAACACGCATAGTTAGCGCGGTGACAGTCAGCGCACAATACGGCCAACCAATACGACCACCAGCTTCTTTAATGATTTTATCAATACGTCCACCATTGTCCGTATTTGTGCCAGTTTCTACGGCGCCATTAATTAAAGAAAATTCTTCGGCAAACATTTGCTCAATTTTTTCGCGTGTGATCTTCGGAGTAACTTCTGGCTTTGGCTCTGTAACGACCGGAGCGGGTGCCTGTGGCTCTTGATCGGGTAAACTACCGAGATAGTCTAGGGCCATAATAATTGCGGCAACACCAGGGCGTTTAACGACTTTTTCAGGGTCCCAAACGTGGTCTTTCGGGTAGCCACCTTTTTCTTCAGACAAATTTGTGAAGCCAAAAACATAAGGCGAATAGACACCATGCTTACGGTAACCTAGGCCGTTATATTTTTCAGCAAATTGAAGTTGAGCAGCAAAGGTCCAGTTAGAAACTTTGTCAGAGCCTTCGCGCTTAAGAGCATCAATAGCCGAATCAATCCAGGTTTTAAATGGGCCAACGCCTACAGGAACGATGCGCGATTTAATATTTAACGGCTCACCGTTGTGAAGCATACAAGTAAAATCAAGTGACGCCTCTTTGTGGTGAATTGCAGCCACGAGCTTCCAAGGTACGCCCGTCATAACTTCTACTTGAGCATACTGATATTTATTCTTTAGAATTTTTAAAACGATGTCTTTTAAATACGATCTTTTGTTTTCTTCTGTGTCGACCTCTACGATTGCAGCTAGCAACTCGAAGTTAGGTGCTTCAGGTGTAGACTTAGCTCCTGGCTGAACCACTGGCTCAGCTGGCTTAATGTCAACTGGGGGTTTAATGTCAACAGGCGCTTGCGGTTCTGGTTGTTTTGGTGCTTCTACTGATGCAGAAGTTTTCTTCTTGCCGAAAATTGCGGCGAATAGGTCTTTAAGCCAATCCATTTTATCCTCGCTTTACTTTTAGTCTTTGATGACTAATTTCTTCGAGGACTTCTTGTTTTATGTTAGTCGATAAAAATCTGATTTAATCGGCGAAATTTAAAATCGTTAAACTTCTTAAGTTCGCCTTGTTGATTCGCTCCAAGGTTGTAACCAATAGAAAACGCTAGCACACAAACATTAAGCATAACGCCGAAAACTAGCCATTCCACTTATAGCTCATTTCTTTTGTGGTTAGTTTAGTCATTTGAGTTGTCCTGCGTTGAAAATGATTTTAAAGGCAACCTTAACTCTAAGAACAAAAGAAGAGTTGCCGCTAATTATTACTGCTCTTATTTCACCATCGCTTGAAGGCGTTAAAGTTATTTCATCACCAAATTTAAAATTACCCATCTACAACCCCTCTTTTGTGGTTAGTTTAGTTTTCATATATTCCATTTTGCTTCGTTAAAAATCTTTGTGAAACTCGACAATTTTTGGAGACTCTTGATCTACCTGATATTGCCATTTTATATATTCCCTTTGCGAAGTTCCCATGCATCCACATTCACGACCATTACAGCAATAATATTCATCTAGTTCGACATTCCAAACTTGTTCCTTCCATGCTTTAAAATTATCTATTAAAGAAACAAATAAAACCTTTAGCTTAAACTTTAAATCATTCATTCAGCACCCCCTTGTGATTTATCAGAACGGACCAAAGATAAAGTTTGCTTTGCTTTAGTTCCCAACTCTTCATCACCATACGTTTGTTCATTTAATTCATAGCATTTGTACTCGACAGAGTAGTTTCGGCCTTCATCTACAAGACTGTAGTTCGATTTAAGAGAGTAAAACTCCAAAGCTTTTATGCAAATATCTAGCTTGGATTGAAGCTCTTCAATACGCTTGTCCTTAGCTTCTAAGGCTTTTTGAAGTTCCATTATTTTTCTAAAATGAGCCGTATTGTCAGCCCTGCATTCTTCATACGCCTCGAATAATCTTAAGCTATCTAAACCTTTCACACTAACCACCCTACTTTAATTAAGAACAACACTAATGCTTGAGCTGCGACTAACAATAAAAGAAATGATAAAACTTCACGGAATGTCATCTTAAGCTTTCGTTTATCCAGTTAATATAAGACCGGGTGTAGCCACCGCGCTCGTTGTAATCAGAGTCACCACGGTCGTCTTCTTGTTCTTCTTGTTCGTGATCGCAGTCATCACACTCGTGTTCGATACAATGAAAGCATGGCGCAGAAAAATGGCAAGAACAGCCAGCGCACTCTTGATCTACTTTGCACATAGAACCCCCTTTGAAAAAAATCACCCACACCTGGTCGGCTTGCGCCTTTCATATCCCGAAAGAAACGTAGTGTGGGCGAAGTGAGAAGAGGCTAACACTCCGCTTTCGCAGTATCATCAGATCAACGACCTCGAGATCGTTATCATCAACCCCGCCTCGACTCAAATCACCCATGCAAGTCGGGGTTCTAACATCAATTACAGGGACAATGTAATTTTATGACTAACATGAGTGATCTCAATCGAAGGTCTTAAAAACCTAAACCACAAATGACAGCTTGTAAACTATTTTTGTATATCTTTAATTTTTGAAAGCAGATAGGCGTATTGGTCCTTGCTTGCAAGGCCCTGCTTAACATCTATCCAATGATAATCTAGATCAGGATAGTTTTTATCAAGAATGAGCGGGACGTCTATATCTGGGCTTATAAATACGTTAGCCCCGAGGTCGATTGCCTTTTCAATCCAAAGTTCGTCTGGCTCGTTATCGGCACGCAAGACGACTTCGAAGCGAATTTCGAGCTTGTCGACCGTACGTTTTGAAATTTGATTATCACAGGCGATTTTTATCACCTGTGAGTTTTCGTGTTTTCTTTAACTTGTGTTAGTCGGCTATACGCTGGCGGCTTAACTCTAGAGTCTTCTTTGTGTAATTTAGAACCCAAGATTTTTGACACTTC